CGTGCCGCGGTCTACGTCAAAGTGCCGCGCAACGTCGCCTTGGCTCTTGCCCGCGGCTTCCCTTGCCTGCCGAAACCTAGCCCGAAGCTGCTCGCGCGTGTCCATGTAGTGTACTTCCAAGCGTACGCATATCTCGCAACCCGGGTCAACATGTCGTGTTTACCTGCGGTGATCTGCGCACACCCTCATTGTCCGTGCGCAAGGCGGGGGGTATGCATTTCGTGCTGTTTACGGCTATAGGCACGACGTGCAACATCGAAAGCCGATGCCCAGGACAGCGCTACCGAAGAACGACAAGGCGCGGGGCAAGCGCCTGCAGGAGTTGCGCGTTGCAAAGGGCATGACGCAGCTGGACGTCGCGCATGATTTGGGCGTCGAAAAGAGTTCTGTCAGTCGATGGGAGAGTGGCGAGGTCTTCCCCCGTGACCACCTGCAGCGGCTTGCGGACCTGTACGGGTGCGAGCCCAGTTACATCGTCTTTGGCAAGGCAAACACCGACGACGTTGAAACCTATCCCGCCTTCGACGAGTTCGTTCGGTGGCTCAAGAAGAGCCCGCTCGCGACGGTGACCGAGCCGTGGCACATCGAGGTGATCCGTTCACTGCGCTTGCCACCCAATGCCCCCGATCCGAAGCTAGAGGACTACCGAAGGCTACACATGGTCGTGCTCGAAATCGGCAAGAAGTAACCTGATAGGTACGTCTGTTGCACGGAGTCGCGTACATGCGCGCATGACGCTAGCGGGTCTCTTTACCCGCCATGTGTGTCGTGTGACATTCCGCGATCTCATGACACACGCTCGCTTGGTCGACGAGGCGCTTCACACGTTCTTCGACAGCCCGATCGGTCGCGGCGCGACGGTGTGGCAAGTCCAGCAAATCACGGCACTGCCGTGGCTGCGAGGGGCTGCGGTGCCCACCCACAACGGCCTTACAAGGCTCCTGCAGTGGTTGCGTGATCCGCAACACGCGGCGCCCATTGAGCAGCTTACAGATCGTCTACACGGGGTCGATCCCGCCCCTCGGCGGGAGCAAAAAGCGTAGTGAAAATCATGGCAAATTACACGAGAACGCATTTCATGCGTGCGCGCTTGATGCCTACTCGGTTGCATGACATGATTACCTCATGGCTCGCAGTTCGCTCCATGGTTCGCCGACTCCACTCGGTTCGATTCGCGCCGATGAAGCTTGCACTTCGCTCCGCTTCGCCCTCGCCCGCGCTGTCATAGAGAGCGACCCCGCCACCCGCGCGCTGCCGAACTTCGCCGTCGAGCCGCGCACCTTCGTGCTCGACCAGCTCGTCCGCGAGCTCACCGCGCACCTCGGCTACCAGGTGGCGAAATGAGCACGCCCAGCCGCCTCAGCGCCCGCCAGCTGCTACGCAAGCCGCAGCCGCCCCGGATGTCCAGCTACGTCGTCTGCGCCGGCTCAGTCGAAGTCTGGCGCGGCCAGGCAGCCAGCATCCTGCGCGCGTTCGACGCCGCCCGCGCTGCTCGCCCCGACCTCGCGAGCACCGACCTCAACGTCACGAGCGAACTGGAGTCGGTATGAGCGCGCCCCGCAACCTCGACGCCGACTGCTCCGAGTGCAGCGACACCGGCTACGTCCAAAGCTCGCGCTGGTGGGACGAGGACGCTGACGCCGAGCGCTGCCCGCGCCGAGGCTGCTCTGCCGTCCAGGAGCTCGCAGCGCCCTGCGCCCTGTGCGCGCACCGCTACGAGTACGACGCGCCCGCCAGCTTCTGCGCCGAGTGCAACGCCCTGCTCTGCCACGACTGCGGCGAGTTCGACCTGCGTGACTGGGTGTGCCCGCAGTGCGTTGCTGACGCCCGCGCCAGGAGGACTGCTGAATGTTCCGAATAATTGCAATGCACGGTTTGAGCGTGTGCTTCGAGAGCTGTAGCGCGGTGGTGCGTCGTGCACTGCGGAGGCACGTTCCGTGAACCTCTGCGCATACGACAGCTGGAAGGCCACCGAGCCCGCGCCCACCGAGCCCGACCCGCCCGACGTGCACGAGCAGTGCGAGCTCACGATCGAGCGCCTCGAGGCGGAGCTCGCCGCCCTGCACCTGCACGTCGACGCGCTCGAGGTTGAGCTCGCAGCTTGTAAGGAGAGTCGCTCGTGAGCACCGCCGCTCCCACCACGACGCGCGTGCGCTTGCCCGTGCTCACCAACTCCGAGGTGCGCACCTTCCGCCGCTGCGCGCGCGAACGTCACTTGTCGTACGGCTTGGGCTACCGCTCGGCCAGCACGCCCGACGTCGTGCGCTTCGGCAACCTGATTCACCTCGGCATGGAAGCGTGGTGGCTCGCCGACGACGGCTTGCGCCTGGACGCGGCGCTGCGCGTTATGAGCGAGCACAGCGACGACGAGTTCGAGCTCGCGCGCGCACGCATGCTCATGACGGGGTACGACTCGCGCTACCGCGACGAGCCCTACGCCGTGCTGGCCGTCGAGTGCGAGTTCAGCGTGCCGCTCGTGAACCCCGAGACGGGCGCCCCGAGCCGCACCTACGAACTGGCCGGCAAGATCGACGTGATCGTGCGCGACTTGCGCGACGGGCTCGTCTATCTCGTTGAACACAAAACTACCAGCCTCGACCACAGCGCGGGCACCGACTACTGGAAGATCCTGCACGTCGACTCGCAGATCAGCACCTACTACGCCGGCGCCAAGGCCCTGGGCTACGACGTCGCCGGCTGCGTGTACGACGTGCTCACCCGGCCCGCCCAGCGCCCGCTCAAAGCCACGCCAGTGGACGCCCGCAAGTTTACCAAACAGGGCCGCTTGTACGCCAACCAGCGCGACACCGACGAGACGGTCGAGCAGTTCGAACTGCGCCTGCTCGAAGCGATCGCCACCGAGCCCGACCACTACTACCACCGCGGCACGGTGGTGCGCTTGCAGGCCGAAGAACGCGAGGCCGCGTTCGACGTTTGGCAAATGGCCAGGCTGATTCGCGAGGCTGATCTCGCGGGCCGTCACCCCCGCAACGTGGACTCATGCATCCGATATTCCCGGGCCTGCGTGTTCCTGCCCGTCTGCACCGGCACCGCCTCGCTCGACGACACCACCCTGTACCGCCGTGCCGAGCGCACCCACGAGGAGCTTTCGCCCAAGATCGAGGCCGCCTAACCCGCACGCACCAACCGCGTGCCCTGTCGAAAGAGGAGACAGTCAATGCAAGCAGTACCCAAACCAGAACCGACACAGAAACCCGTCGCGGCACCGCCGCGCATGTCGCTCACCAAGGTGGTGAGCGGCCGCATCGCCAAGCCCGTTCGCGTGCTCGTGTGGGGCACTGAAGGAATTGGCAAGTCAACTTTCGGCGCCAGCGCACCGTCGCCGATTTTCCTCGGTGCGGAGGACGGCACAAGCGAACTCGACGTCGCGCGCTTCCCCGAGCCGAGCACCTGGCAAGACGCGCACGACGCGATCGCTGAGCTCACCAATGTCCAGCACGAGTACAAGACGCTGGTGATCGACACGCTCGACTGGCTCGAGCCGTTGTGCTGGCGCGCCGTGTGCGCCAAGGGCGACCGCGGCAAGCGCGTCGACTCCATCGAAGAGCTACCGTACGGTCGCGGCTACACCGCCGCCCTCGACGAATGGCGCCGCCTGCTCTCGGCGGTCGAGCGCCTGCGCAGCTCGCGCGGCATGCACGTGGTGCTGCTCGCCCACGCCTGGATCAAACCGTTCAAGAACCCCGACGGCGACGACTTCGACCGCTACGAGCTCAAGCTCCACGCCAAGGCCGGCGGCTTGCTCAAGGAGTGGTGCGACGCGGTGCTGTTCGCCAACTACGAGACGCTCACCCGCGAAGCCAACGGCCGCAGCAAGGGCGTCTCCACGGGCGCCCGCGTGCTCCACACTCAGCGCCGAGCCGCGTACGACAGCAAGAACCGCTACGACTTACCCGAGACGCTGCCGCTCGACTGGCACGCCTTCATTGAAGCCGTCGCGGCCCACCGCCCGGCCGATCCCGCGTAGCTCAAAGCCAAGATCGC